GACTTTACCAAGACTGCACGGTCAACCATTCGTCAACAGACTGGTCTCCGAATCGACACGCTGAGCGACGGTCCAGGTCAATTTAACGTGTACCAGCCATACGCAGAAGGTGGCGAAAATGCGTACACGAATAAGAGTATCACGCGATCGAGCGGGTTCCGATCTCAAGAGGATCGGTCAGGGAACGCAGGTCGTATGAATGTTCGAAACGATCCAGTCAATGCGGGTGGTGCAATGACCCAACTTCGGGCCGAAACAACTCCATTTGAACCAGGGCCAGTAAATGCCACCACAGGCGGGCGTGTCCAGCAATATGTCGACGCACGATTCCATCGTTTCAACGAGAAGAAATCGAACCAAAATCCATATGCAACTCCCCATGCCCTTGACGTTGCCATCCAGGCTCTCGAATCGAATCCTGTTGCTTTGCCCCCGCTCGCTGCTGTATAAAAAAATGTAAGAGCAATGATAAATGAGTGGTGGTGTTGTGAAACTCGTGGCAACGGGCGAACAGGACATGTGGCTTACCGGCAAGCCCGAAATTTCATTTTACCGGTCGACATATCGTAAATATACTCACTATGCAAACTCGGTCGAGCGCCAGATTATTCAGGGCGCCCCAGCAGCAGGTGGTATTTCTACGATCCGTTTCGAGAAGAAGGGCGATCTTCTCAGTTATGTGTACTTTACTGCAACTGACACCAACGGTGCCGTCATTACAAATCTCGATTGGACCCAGGTGTTTGACAAGTTTGAGCTGCTCATTGGCGGCCAGGTTATCGACACCCAGGACATTGAGTACATGACGGACATTGAGCCAGTCACAGGTGCCCAGACATATAGCCAGCGTCTCTTGAACCTCACCTCTGCAACTGTCAATAACCAAAAGGCTACATTCCTTCCTCTCAAGTTTTTCTTTTGCAAAGATTGGTCAGTTTGCCTGCCCCTCATTGCTCTCCAGTACCACGATGTCGAAATTCGCATCACGTGGTCAACCTACCTGAACAACAGCATCAACGTGAACGTAGGAAGCTCGACCACGTCTCCGTACCTGAGTTCGACGATCGTTCCAACTGCTTTTACAAATGTGTACACCGACACGGTCTATTCTTCAAACGTCGCAAACGTGTACCTTTCACAGACGACTGGTCCCATATTCCCAGGCATGATTCTGGCAAATGTTTCATCTTCGAACGTGTACTCGAATCTTGCAGTTATTCAGTCTATTTCTTATAGCAATATAGCCGGCTCGGTCGATGGCTACTATTCAAATGTTGTCGTCGCCTTTTCTAACGCCGCTGCAAGCAATATTTCTGGCACCGTATTTGCCGGTCAGCTTGCAGGGATTGCACCAGTTGCATCTGCCCAGATTCTTTCAGGAACCTCCGGGGCCACCTTTACTCTAGGAGGTGTTTCGAGCACATCCGCCGGAACCATAGCCGTCGGTCAGTACGTCATAGGTCTTCCAGCTTTAGGCCCAGTGACTGTGACCGCATGGAACTCAACGACATCTTCCCTGACGGTCAGCGTTTCATCTCCGAGCGTAATTCTTGGAACAACCATTTCGTTCGTAAACAATCTCGGGACCGTGACGTACTCAAATCCGGCCTATACCTCTCTACAGTATCAGTGCTGGTCAAATTTCGTGTATCTCGACCAGATGGAGCGCGACTGGTTCGCCAAGTCGACCCACGACCTTCTGATTACCCAGGTTCAGAGGGCAATCATCGGCACGAACCCGACCCAGGAGTTTGCATTTGCCCAGCCTATTAAATTCCTTGCATTCCCATCCATTAATTATTCCCAGCTTTACAGCAACGGTACCAATTCTACATCTTCTTCAAATTACCAGTTCAAGACCCAGATTAACGGCGTGGATGTCGGCGAGTCGCGCGGTCTTCCCCACTGGGTCGATGTTCCCCAATACTACAACACTCCTTACGGATACATGCACGGCAACACAACTGCAAACGTCGCAGTCATTTCGTACTGCCTCGACACGTCCAAGCTCCAGCCGACCGGTACGCTCAACTTTTCTCGGCTCGACACGTTCCGCATAGTTACTCCCCCAGTTCTTACAAACGGCGTGCTCAGCTTGTGCCCCACGATCAAGTACCCAACAACCTACCTGTACGCAGTCAACTATAACGTTCTCAGGATCCAGAACGGAACCGGTGGAATTTTGTATGCATCATAAAGGATGCACTGGATATTTTGGTCATTTATAGCATGTCTCGTCTTTTTGTCCACATATGATCCCAGACGGGGAAAACTTGATAAATTTTTTACTGCCGAAATGATAGATGATAACCAGAGAACGCCACAAAGCAATGGCAATCCCGGTGAGCGTGATTAACGACGTACGACATTTTCTCCTTGTTCGAGATCGACGATACAAGGAATGGACATTTGTCACGGGCGGGTGTCGCCGACGCGAAGTTTTCAACCCGCTCCATTGCGCGGTACGAGAACTCGAAGAAGAAACACGTGGAACTATAAATTTAAAGAAGGGGTCCTACTCCTATTTTAAATTTGTTACGAATACTCCTGAACAGCGAGACATTGACGACGGCGTCAACGTCCACAACACATATCACGTGTACATTTTCGATCTTCCAATGACTGAATGGGATCATTCTTCAGTCATTCAACAATTTACAAATGAAAAAAACAAAATGGAGTCGTGCCGAGTTCCGTATCGCATAAACTATGATGAAAACGACGAGTGTTCATTCGAGACGCTCGATGCAATCGGAAAGCGGCCAAACATCTGGCCGATGATTAGAAAACACGTCCTAGAAAATCCAGATTTTCAGCATGCCCTTGTGGCGAATAAAACGAGTTTTAATTTGTCTCGAGATGATAAATGACTCGAACAAAGCTTGAGCTTGCTACAATTCTTGCAAATTTGAGAAAGGATGACTCTGACCCAGAAAAACTTGCAAAGGAAATGACACTCAGACGGCTCTGCTTTGAAATTGAAAAGTTGCAAGAAAACTCAACTCATTCATTTTGGTCATTTTTGACGCACGATAGTTCAGATGACGAAGAATAAAGAAATGGCAAGCATGGAAATGAATGGTAAAACGATGGATGGTCCCACACGGACCCATGACACACGTCCTTATGGATGGCGGTATTCTCTGTGTTCCCCCCGAAGAGACGAATGAATTCTTCCGGGAGTACATTCAGACGATTAAATCAGGTCAAAAACTGTATGTCGTTGAACAAAAGACGTCGAGGTTCAAGTTTTTCATTGATTTTGATTACAAAGATCCGGAAAAATTGAGCGACGCTGACATTATGCAGTTTTGCTCTATTATTCATTCCGCAACCGGGAGTTTTTCAGATTGTCTCATTGCCCGAACGAAACATCGGCCAGTCAAGGAGGGAATAAAAACTGGCGTCCACATTCACTGGCCAGACCTCGTCGTCGATCGAGCAGAGGCTCTCAAAATGAGGTCAAAGATTATTCTTGCGCTCGGCGATGGACCATGGGAGACGATCATCGATCCTATGGTCTACGGAGGATCGGGGCTCCGAATGTTGTGGTCCCACAAAAAGCCGTCAGGTGATCCCTACATTCCATGGAGATCAATTCACGGGAGAGAATTTTCAAAAGAACCAGATGCCGAAATTCTTAGCCTCTTTTCAGTCCGTGTCAACGGGGCCGAACCTAGCGTACGTTCCGAGCCAGTCACAATTGTGGGCATTGAAGAATTTATTCAGAAATATATGATGGGGCAGCACAAAACGCGCGTCAAGAAGATTCATAAACACGAACACGACGGGTGGTACATTCAGACGGATTCTACATTTTGCGAAAACATTCAACGGGAACACAAGTCAAATCACGTGTGGTTCTCGATTCGCTCAGGACGAATTTCACAAAGGTGTTTTGATGAAACCTGTTCCAAGTTTAGTGGTCAAGAACATATTCTTCCGCCATCTATAGGAGAGCAGTTGAAACATGTGGATGATTCTATTCTTGATGATTCTAGCAATTTGGATGTTTTTCCCGTTTGGACCAGCGAGAATGTTTCAGAAGTACGAGACGATGGTCCATCCGTATTCGGGATTGGACCCGGAAAGCTGGAAACGTTTTTTGACAAACCTTAGAGGCTTTGAAAAAATGACAGACTTGGACACATCCGCTTCATTTCTGTATCAGGCGATTGAAAATATACGAGACCTAGGACTTTCGGCGATTGACGATGGAACTATTCAAGAACGCCTCCTTACAATCGCAAACCAGCTAGGGGTCGATGGAGAACTTAAAATCAACCAAATGGCTCTTTCAAAAGGATTTAGATTCTTTCCAAAGTACTTAAACGAAACGTTTGATGATTATCCAGAAGATGGATACTTCACTCCAAGTACAGTCAGGTCCCACGGTCAGTAAGACTCGTTCCGGACGAATTTCAAAGCCTCCCGAAAGATACACCCCAATTGAGCGCGTCGAAGACGACTACGATCCAGAAGATTACGACAGCGACGTCTCGGACGTTTCATCGACCCTCGAGACGGATTCGGACGAAGAAGATGTTTCTGATTCTGATGTAGACGAAGATGGAAATTTGGAAGGATTCGTAGTTTCAGATAAAAACGAAACCTATGATGAAATTACAGATGGAGAATCTTCCGTTCCTCCAAAAAAACGAACCACCCCCCCAGCAAGAAGACCTCGTGGAGGAAACGTGGCACGCACCTCCTCCACCAATAGAACATCAAGGATTTCTTAAAAATATAAACCCAATTACTCTCATTCTAGGGAGCATAATTCTTGGGATTATAATTGCAAATATGCGTCCGATAATTATTCAAAAAGGGTAAGTCACTACGGCTGACGCATCGTTTCCTTTAAAATCTCCAAGAGGACCACCGGGTGTCTTTCTCACATCTTCTTGGATAAATCCTACCCACGGGTTTTCACGAATTTGAGAATTTGGCTCCATGTCCCTGAATACATCAAGCTGGCTGTAATTTGGTCTTACATCAGCTTGAGGTACATTTGTTAACGACACCATATACAAAATGGCGGCAATTATGAGAATACCAATCATTACAATTACAAATGCAACGATCATTACTTTTAGTATCTTTTATTATTTACTGAACCGATGGAACATCCTCTGCAGCGGCTTCATCTGAAGGAGCCGCCTCGGTCACTGATGCCGCCTCGCGACGACGGAGAACTTCTGCCGCGACACGAACATCCGCCTTGGCCACGAGCTCCTCCATTGACGCATCTGGAAACTCCTTTTTCAGATCGTCGAGAAGATCTGCCGGGTGAGGAATTGGTGGAACATCTGGCTTGGTATAGTACTTGCTGTTCTCGTCGGACGGGTCAATGTACGGAAACTCGCCCGAAGCTGGCTTGGCGAGCATGTCGCGCTTGCGCTTCTCGAACATTGACGCGGCTGCATTCTGATTCTCACGATACTT